ACTTGCCGCCGGGCTTTTCTTTCACGCACAGGAGCCGATATGGCCATTGATTGGAGCGAGCTGAAGTCAGCGGAGGACGTGGATCCGCCGATCGTGACCATCTACGCCGGCGCGAAGTCGGGCAAGACCACACTGGCGAGCGAGTTTCCCGAGCCCTACTATTGCCGCACGGGCGATGGCGAGCGCGCGCCCAAGGGCATCGTTATGCCTTCGTTCGGCGTGTCGGAGTCATACCAAGACGTCGTCAGCCAGATTGAGTGGATGCTTGACCCGGAAAGCGAGCACGACCGCAAGACGTTCATCCTCGACGCGGCGGACGGCCTGGAGCAGCTTATCCGCGTTGAAGCCTGCAGCCGCAACGGCTGGGCGAACATCGAGGAGCCGGGCTTCGGCAAGGGATACGCCGCCGAGCTGGCAATCTGGCACGAGTTCGTCAAACTGTGCCTGAAGATGAAGCGGGCCGGCTACTACGTCGTGCTGATCGCGCACGTCAAGGCGAAGACGGTTCCCGGCGTCACAACCGACAGCTACCCGCGCTATATGCCGAACCTCCGCGATGATGCGGTCGGCGTGATCGTGGATGCGTCAGATTTGATCGGCTTCCTGCACCAGCGGGTGTCGATCAAGAAGGAAGACGCAGGCTTCAAGAAGACCAACAACCGCGGAGAAGGCGGCGGCGACCTGGTCATTGCGGTGCAGGAGCGGCCAGGCTTCATTGCGGGCAATCGCTACGACATCCCGACGCCTACCGTGCCGTTCAAAAAGGGCGCGGGGTTCGCAGCGCTGGCGCAGTATTTCCCTGCACAGGCCGAGGCGGAGGAGGTTGACGAGGCCGCTTAGCCGGCCGCCTAACGCACCCGACCACGGACGGTTCCTGCACTATCCCCCGTATTTTCTAACTATAGTTAACGAGGGGTTAATGGCGGTTCTTGTAAGAAATTAACGGGGGTGCGAGCCGGCAGTAGTCGGATTTTCCGAAGCCGGCTTATGTTCAACCTGGGATATATGTCTGGGCAGATTGACTAACGGTTTGCGCGGATCGTTACTTAGGTAAGGGCGACGCAGATTGCCTGTTTAACAGAGAAGTGCGGGGATGACTAACCTCCAATCCCGCCTCTAGGTGAGTGACTTTTACCCTACATAAAACTCGGCATTTTGCTGGGAGTGCGAAGCTTTTTCTCGCGCCAGCCGGCGCGCAACGTGGAGATGACTAAAAATGGCTAGTATTGCGGGTTCTTACGATCCTGAAGCCGAACCGTCTGGTGGTTACACCCCCCTCCCGGCTGGCGACTACACGCTTGAGATTGTCGAGAGCGACTATGCCGCCAACTCCAAGGGCACGGGCATGCTGCTCAAGCTCAAGGCCCAGGTCGTCGGCGGCGACCATGACGGGCGGCCGTACTACATCAACCTGAGCCTCGAGCACAGCAATACGCAGGCGCAGGAAATCGGCCAGCGTGACTTCGCCGCGCTGCGCCGTTCGGTCGGCGTGCTGAACCCCGAAGACACCGAGGAACTGCACTTCAAGTCGTTCCCGGTGAAGATCGGCCAGAAGATCCGCAAGGACACGGGCGAGATGGAAAACGTCATCAAGGAGTACGTTTTCGACAAGGGCGATGCACCCGCCGCTCCGGCACGCACACCCGCCAACGACAACCCCCGCCCTGCAGCCGCAGCCGCGCCAGCGAAGGCCAAGCCCTGGACTAAGGCCAAATAGCGTTGCTGGGCGGTCGCCCCAGCCGGCAAGCACACGGCGACCGCCCCACACACCCCGAAACAAAGTCCAAGGAGCGAATTCGTTATGGCAGCGATTGACGTAACTGACAACCCGCGCGCGGTTATTGGTGGCAACGTGCCGCCTTCATCGATCGATGCCGCATGGGCAGTTTACAGGGACTTGTCGGATTATATTGCTTCAAATCCGGTTATCTTGACTGACGATGAGGCACGCAAGGCTAAACTCTACTTTGACCGGGCTAAAGTAGCTTTGGACGAGATGGAGACAGACCGGGATAAGCAGGTTCGCCCGCTTAACGAAACTGTCAAGTCCATCAATAGTTCCTTTAAAGAGGCCAGCGCGCCGCTTGGCAAGCTTAAGGATGAATTAACTTCCCGCCTGCGCGCTTTCACGCTGGCAGAGGAAGCCCGTAGGGCGGCTATTGCTGCGGAAGCGGCACGGGTAGCGCGCGAGTTGGAGGAAGCCGCCAGGGCCGCCGAGCAGGCCGAGCAGGAGGCCATTGCCAACGCGGCAGAGGGCGAGTTCACGGACGCGGGCACGGCCATTGCGGAAGCGGATGATGCCTTCCGCGACTATAGCGCAGCGGCTCGTGCAGCAGCACTGGCGCAGCGCGATACCAAGGTGAAGATTGGCGGCGGGTTCGGGCGTGCGTTCACGCTGACGACCAAGGAGACTCTATCCGTAAGCGACGCGGGCGCCGCGCTGGCGGCCATTGTGGCGAAGCTGGGGTCGCCGCCGCCGAAGATTGTCGACGCCATCCTGAGCGCCGCCAGGGACTACCGCAAGCTGTTCGGCAACCTGCCTGCGGGCATTGCCGTGACGCATGAGCGGTGAGGGGGCGGAACATGACGATGACGATAGCGGAAGTCCAGAAGCGCGTTGACGCTATGCCAGCAGCCATGAGCGCAAAAGGGCTGCGTGAGCCGCACGCGCAAATCAGCGTGCGCGCCAATGAGCAGCTTCAGGGTTATTTGAAGTGGAAGGACAAGAAGTCGCTTTACGGCGGCGACGGGTACGAGTTCATCGCCGGTAAGACGCCTTCCGATGTGTTGGCGAAGATGGACGCCTTCATCGCTAAGCTCCCCAACCCGGAAGAGACGCGCATGAAAGAGTTCATGGCGGCGCTCTCAGACGTCATCGAGCTTGGACGGCAGAACGGCATTGAGGTGGATTTCGTGAATCCATTGGTCGAGACGATGCGGCGCCTTTCCGAGAACGTTGTTACCTTCCAGCGGAAGGCTGCGTGATGGGGTGGCCGGAGGCTATCTTCTGAGGCTATCTTCTATAGCATCGCGACTATCTGCGCCGTCTACTACTTCACTCGCTAGCCCCGCCAACCACTACTGCGCAGCGCACCGCGCGCAGTAGTCCCGGCCCAACAACCCACACTAGGAGCACACCTATGCGCGCCTCTTTCGAGCGCAGCGAACTGCTGCGCCTACTCGGCCCTGTTACGAAGGTGGTCGAGAGTAAGAACATAATCCCGATCCTCTCAAACCTATTGCTGTCCGTGTCCACCGCAGACGGCGGCACGGTGACCGTCAAAGGCACCGACCTTGACATCGAAATCACCACCACCGGCGCGGCCACTGTCGCAACCGCCGGCGCGGTGACGGTCGACGCCAAGCGGCTCGAGGACATCGTTCGCAAGCTGCCGGCCGCTGCCACGATCGCGGTTGAGCTGCTTGATGGCGCGCAGCTCACAGTCAAGTCGGGCCGCAGCCGGTTCCGCCTGCCGACGCTGCCAGTAGCGGACTACCCGGACATCGCCGCAGAGATGGCCGGCGCCACAACGTTCGACGCGGACATTGCGGCGCTGTTTAAGCCGGTGGCTTTCGCAATCTCGACGGAGGAGACGCGGCATTATCTGAACGGCATTTATTTGCACGTGATTGCTAACAGCGATGACGGCGAGCGCCTCCGCGCCGTCGCCACTGACGGCCACCGCCTGGCGCAGCATGACCAGCCGTTGGAGCCCGCCGCAGCCGGCATGCCCGGCGTTATCGTGCCGCGCAAGACAGTCGGACTTGTGCCGCCCGGTGTCGTTACCGTGTCTGTGTCCGAGACAAAGATCCGGTTCACTGCGGACGGCTTGACCGTCACGTCCAAGGTGGTCGACGGCACCTTTCCCGACTACCGCCGCGTTATCCCGAACGCCAACGACAAGATGGCGACCGTCGAGCGTGAGGCGCTGTTCTCTGCCGCCGACCGCGTGTCGTCCGTCACTGGCGAGAGGGGCCGAGCCGTCAAGTTCGCCTTTACGTCTGGCGCCGTCGCGCTTTCGGTGCGTGGTGAAACAGGCGACGCGACGGACGAACTGGCCATCGAATACGAGTTGGAGCCAATGGAGATCGGCTTCAACGCCGGGTACCTCCGAGACATTCTGGGCGTGTTTCCTGACGAGCAAGTTCAAATTCGCTTCGGCGAAAGCAACGGCCCGGCGCTTATCACATCGGGCGGCCCGTTGCTCTGCGTTTTGATGCCGATGCGAGTCTAGCCATGACAGAGTTCGTGAAATTCCCCCTCAGCGAAGTCATGTGGCAAATCTCGGAACAGGAACTCCGGGCCGCGCTGGATCGGCTCGATGAGGAAGCCGCACCCGGCATTTTTGACCAACTGCGCGGTCTGACGGGCGACGAATTCGCGCTCGCCTATGAGCGCCTGACGAATCCCAAGTGGCGAAGCGTTGAACGCTGCCGCCAGGACTACAACGAAGCCATGGGAGCCAGCAAATGACCAAGCACGAGTTCCACAACGCTCTTAGGATCATCCTCAACCTTGAGGGCGAAGAACTGGACTTCCTCACCGATGTCCAACGCGACAACTTCTATGCCAACCCGCACATGTTCTTTGTGCGCTGCGACGACGCCACGGCAGACAAGATTTGGGCGCTGGTGGTGCCGCAACAGCGGCCGACTCCGCCGGCGCAAAGCGGGAAGGTCGTGGACCTTTCCAAGTGGCGCGATGAGGTGCGGAAGCCGGGAATTCCTGCGCGCTCTGGCGCGTGGGTTCAGACGTGGGGCAACGACTGGCAGTCGCTCCACAACGCCGGTTAGCCATTACTGCGCCGCGCGCAGTAATCCGTAACCATATAAGGACTCTACCGCCTTGGCACAACTCCCCGCCATAACCACGATCTCGCCGACCGTGCTTGCCATCTATCGGGCTTATGAGGATGCGAATGAGCATTGGGACTCGCTAGGCATATCGGTTGGTGACCTGGGCGGCGAGTGCGACAGGGAGCTTTTCTACAATCTCCGGTGGGCTAGCCCGGCGGAGCAGATCGACGGCCAAAAGATCAGCATCTTTCGGACGGGCGATTATTGGGAAACGCGCCTGGTCGAAGATCTAGAAGCGGCCGGCGTCACCGTATTCGGGCAGCAAGACCGCATCCGGCTCGCAGGCGGCCATATCCGCGGAAAAATTGACGGGCGGGCACTCGGCATTCACGAGGCGCCGGTAACAGAGCATCTGCTTGAGTTCAAGTCGTCCAAAGAAGACCAGTTCAAGAAAGTCGTCAAGGAAGGCGTCAAGGCCGCAAAGCCACTTCATTGGGGCCAGTTGCAAATCGGCATGCATATGTTTGGCCTGTCGCGTGCCGCCTACGTCATTGTTAACAAGAATACCGACGAACGAAAGCTGTTTCGCTATGAGTATGACGTGGAATACTGCCTGCGTCAGATTGCGCGGGCCGAGCGCATTATCCTAAGCGACGATCCGCCGCCGCGAGTCTGCAAGAAGATAGACGACTTTCGCGGTGTCTTTTGCAAACACAAGGCGGTTTGCTTTGAAGGCGCCATGCCGCGGGTTACGTGCCGCAGTTGCCTCCATAGCGCTCCGGAGATGCACGGCGACGCGGCGTGGAGCTGCGCCAGGTTTACCAAGCCGCTTTCATTTGCCGAACAAAAGGAGGGCTGCCCGGCGCATCTATTCTTGCCAGGATTTATCGACGGCGAGCAGATCGACTGCGATATGGAAGCCGAGACTGTGACGTACCGTCTGCGCGACGGCTCTGTATTTGTAGATGGCGGGGAAAGGGACGCGGGGTGACTAACTCATACACCGGCACGCTCATTACTTACCTCTCCGGCTTTGGCTTCGGCCTTGCTTTGGGCTTCATCCTTACAAGGGCTTGGCTGTGACTGCTTATTACAACGAATTCGACCCTTACGCGGCGCAATGGCTGCGAAACCTTATTGCCGGCGGCCATATTGCGCCAGGCGACGTGGACGAAAGGAGCATCGTGGATGTCCAGGCCGACGACCTTAAAGGCTACACGCAGTGCCATTTCTTCGCCGGCATTGGAGGGTGGAGCCTTGCCGCACGAATGGCGGGATGGCCAGACGACCGACCTCTTTGGACGGGCTCTTGCCCCTGCCAGCCGTTCAGCGTCGGCTCCACGGCTCACGGCGGCGCGAAAGGCCAAGACGATATCCGCCATCTCTGGCCGGCTTTCTTCGGCATCATCCGCGAGCGAGCGCCTACAGTGGTCTTTGGGGAGCAGGTTGTCAGCGCGATTGGATGGGGCTGGTACGACGAACTCTGCTGGGACATGGAGTCTGCTGGCTACGCCTGCGCGGCGGCGATTATTCCAGCTAATGCCCTTAAAGCGTACCATGAGAGGAAGCGGCTGGTCTGGGTGGCCGACGCCAGTGGCGCGGGACGGGAAGGACATTACTCGGTCGAATGCCTTCCTATCGCAGCGGCTCCGGCATTCCCCATCTATGGCGACCCGCTTGCTGACGCAGGGCGCGCACTGGACGGTGATTACAGCGGTTTACTGCCTTGCGATGGGGTACCCGTTGCCGTGGAACGAAGCGCGGCCAAGGGTTACGGCAACGCAATCGTCCCGCAAGTCGCCGCGGAAGTAATCGGCGCCTACCTCGATATCGCCCTCCCCCTCCCCGCCGCCAACGACAACCACGGCAAGCAAGAGGTGGCGGCGTGACTAGCGTTCCAACAAGCACAGCATCACGTCGAGCCAATCGGGAATCGCACGGTCTCCCGCCTTCCAGCGGCGCACCGTGCGGGCGTCAACGCGAATACGGCGGGCAAGCGCCGTCTGCCAATCCGGCCCGTATAGGGCTGCGGCTCGGCGCTCTAGGTCGGCGGGTGTCACAGGGAACGAAGGGCAGAGGCGACGTCGCCCTGCGTCAGCCCGCCGATAACTACTGTGATGGCGGCAACGCCAGAAGGAACGCCTTTTTTGTTGAGAGCGTACGCGGTTGTCACAACGTCCCACTTGCCCGCGCCGATCTGGGTTCCATAGCGAATTCCGGTGCGCTTCCGAAGGGCCAGCGTTTCCTGCTGAATTTCTCCAAGGTTCGGCATGGTATCGAGTTTGGCGATTTCAGCTGCGGTCATCTTAACGGTGCGGTCGTTCATGTCAGCCTCCAATCACAGCGCGTCAATGGTGACGGCGACAACGCAAACCGTCTCGCCCGTCTCGCGGGAGATCAGCTTGCGGCCAATCTTGCTGCGCTCGCCCGTCGCGTAGTTTTCAGCCTGAGCAGCGCTGCGGGTGTCGTGGATCTTGATGGCGCCAGAAGCGTAAGCAGTAGACACGCGATGCGTCATCGGGCGGGCAAGCTGGGCGGCAATGAAGGCTTCAATGTTCATGACTTCGTCTCCCGTTCTGATGAATTGATACTAGGTCCATTGGTCCTAAGTGTCAACTCGAATTATGCAGGCACACGCTGATGGCCCTTCGTTATTACCAGCAAGAAGCGAAGCAGGCCGTCTTTGACTACTGGGACCGCGAGCCCGGGAACCCGCTTGTCGTGGCTGCGACCGGCACCGGCAAGAGCATTATGCAGGGCTCGCTTACCTGTGACTTGCTCGACGGCTGGTCCGACCTTCGGATTATGAACACCACGCACGTTCAGGAATTGGTCGAAGGTAACTACACAGAGTTGCTTGGGCTGCGCCACTTTGCACCGGCGGGCATTTGGGCGTCGTCGTTGGGGCGGAGCGACCGAAACGCGCAAGTGCTGTTTTCCCAGTTGCAAACGGTGCACGACAAGGCCGAGCAGATCGGACATGTGGACGTGCTTCAAATTGATGAAGCTCACCTGGTGCCATTCAAGCAAGCCACGATGTATCGCAAGTTGATTGACGGCCTCATGGCAGTCAATCCGGACATGAAGATCAATGGCTTTACTGCGACCGACTATCGGCTTGACGGCGGGCGCCTCACAGAGGGAGAGGGAAGGCTTTTTGACGAGGTGGTCTATGAGTACGGAATTCGTAGCGGTATTGATGACGGCTACCTCACCCCGATCACCAGCAAGCCTGTCAATACCAACTACGACCTAACTGGCGTCGGCCGGTCCATGGGGGAGTACAAGGCCAGCGACTACCGGGCCGCGGTCGATACCGACACACTCAATCGGCAAATCGTTCAAGAGGTTCTGCAAACCGAGGGCCATCGCAAGAAGGCGCTTATCTTCTGCCGTGGTGTTGAGCACGCTGCGCGCATCCGTGACGCGTTCAAGGCGGCTGGCCGCGCTGTCGAGCTTGTGCACGGCGGGACGCCCGCCGGCGAGCGCCGTAAGCTGATCAACAAGCTAAAGTCCTGCGAGTTGTGGGGGCTCGTAAATGACAACGTGCTTTCCACCGGGACGAACATTGTCGGAGTCGACCTTATTGTCGACCTTTACAAGACGCTCTCCGCCGGCCGCTACGTTCAGCGCGTGGGACGCGGCACCCGCGTAATCTATCCGCCTGGCTTCGACCCGGAGGCCGTGGAGGCGGCGGAGCGCCGCGCTGCTATCGCGGCATGGATTAAGCCGAATTGCCGCTACATGGACTTCGCCGGCAACATCCGCGAGCACGGGCCGGTTGACATGATCACGCCCAAGAAGCCCGGAAAGGGCGACGGCGAGGCGCCTGTCAAAATCTGCCCCATCGATGAGGGCGGGTGCGCCGAACAGGTTCACGCATCTGCGCGGACGTGCTGGTGCTGTGGCTTTAAGTTCGACATCAAGGAGAAGCCTAAATTCGAGGCTCACGCAGACACCGCGCCTATATTGTCAGTGGTAGAGCCAGAGTGGATCCCGGTTCGCCAGCGCCGCTTTAAATACCACGAGAAACTTGGCGGCACCCCGTCTGTCCGGGCGGAGTTCACTAGCGGCCTGACGATCTACAAGACCTGGCTATGCCCGCAGCATAGCGGCTTCGCCAAGCAGAAAACCGATCGGTGGTGGGCCCAGCACGGCGGGCCGATGCCCGCGCCTAAAAGCGTCGACGAGTTCTTGAGCCGTGCTGCTGAGCTGGCCGACACGGCAGAAATCAGCGTCAAGCCGCAGCCGGGAAGCAAGTATTTGGACGTCGTCGGCTTCAAGCCGGCTGCGGCGAATGACAACGCGCCAGTGCAATCGGCAAGCAACGACAACACTCCGGCCCGCTGGTCCGAGACGCTTTCAGACGAAATTCCGTTTTGACCGTTGCACTACGTGCAACCGCTGCCCATCAGGAGCATTCCATGACACCACATGAAGTATTGCTGCGACTGTTCTTGTCAAACCCGCAGATGATTAGCCTGCCTGATTTGGCGGCCGGATGCTTGGCCGCGCTTGATTACGCTGGGTTTGCGGTTGTGCCGAAGGCCGCGACTGCGGCGGAGAAGGAGACGGTTGATGCGGGTTGAGCGGATTGGCGATTGTACGCTGTACAATGGCGACTGCGCGGACGTTATGCCGACGCTTGACCGCTTCGACCTGTGCCTAACCGACCCGCCGTATGGGATTGATGAGAACTCAAGAAAGGTTGCGTCACGCGGAAAGCTGGCTGCCCCGAAAGACTATGGCGATTTTGAATGGGACAAAGCGCCGCCGGCCCAAGAGACCATAGATATGATGCGGCAGATCAGCAGCAGCCAGATCATTTTTGGCGGTAATTACTTCCACCTTCCGCCAACCTCTTGCTGGCTCGTTTGGGACAAGCAGAATGGATCAAACGACTTCGCAGACTGCGAGCTTGCCTGGACGAACCTAAAGAAGGCGGTTCGTCGGATATACTGGCGATGGAACGGCATGATACGCAAGGGCAATGACGTCAGGGAGCATCCCACGCAAAAGCCTGAAGGCGTCATGTCGTGGTGCCTTAGTCACGTTCCCGACGCCTGCACCGTCTTTGACCCCTTTATGGGTAGCGGAACGACCGGAGTGGCCTGCGCCAAAGCTGGCCTTTCGTTTACCGGCATCGAGCGAGAGCCCTCTTACTTCGACATCGCGTGCCGCCGCATCGAGGACGCCTACCGCCAGCCGGACATGTTCGTAGCTGCGCCCCAGCCGCCGAAGCCCGCCGACATGTTCGCGGCCAACGACAACATAGCCGCCCTAGCCGCAAGCATCCCACCGACACGATCGACACCCGAAGAGATCGCTGCACGTCGTGCAGCGCGCAAGAGGAACCAACAAAATGCCGCGTGAGCGCCTGGCCAACCGCCGCCAAAACGAAATCATCGACTACCTGCACCAGGGCCGCGCCTACACCGCAGTCATCTCAAGGTATCCCGACGGCCGGCTTGCCGAGTTCTTTCTGTACAACGGCAAGGTGGGGAGCGACGCGGCGGTGAACAGCCGGGACGCGTCCGTCGTGGCGTCGATGCTGCTGCAATACGGCTGCACGACCGACGAAGTCCGGAGGGGGCTGAGCCGGACGGAGCGCGGCGAGGCCGAGTCGGCGGTGGGGGCGCTGCTGGATTTGTTGGATGGGGCGGCGGCGAATGACAATGGCTAGCCCCGCCAAACTCCACCCCAACGACCCCGCCGACTGCATCGTCTGCAAAAGGCACGCAATCGGCCTCGGCGTCGGCAATCCCGGCGGCTCGCCCCGCTGGATATGCGCCGACTGCGTGCCATTAGCTAGGGAGATTCGTAACGTGAAATACTTCGACCCTTACGAAAACATCGCCATTGTCGACGCGGGCGAAAAAGCTGGCGAGTATTTGGATGGGCTAGCCGGCGGTGCGGGCAAGTCCGACTTAGCCGACCTGACGACCGAGGAGTGGATTAAGTTCCTGCGCTTTGTCGTCGTTGCTTTCGGCGACAGCATGCGGACGCAGATTGCTGAAAACCGGGCGCCGTTTTGATGCGCAGTAGCCGCCGTCCGCACGCCTGTCTAGGAGCCGCCAATGTTCAATAAGCCCGCCGCCGACTCCCCCTACGCCCGCCACGGCGAGAAAATCGTGGACCTCGGCTATAGTTGCATCCCCTGCCGCCCTGGGTCCAAGCGCCCCGGCTCTTATAGCGCGGGCCAGTGGTTCGGCCGCAATGACTGGCAGCAGTATTGCGACCGCGCCCCGACCGAATACGAAACCCGGAGCTGGACGAAGTGGCCCGACGCCGGAATCTGCGTCGCGCTTGGTTTCGGCGGCGTTGTCGCGGTTGACGTGGACACGGACGCGGACGACCTGCGCTCGGCGCTCTCCGCTGTCCTGCCGTTGTCGACCGTGCAAAAGCGCGGCCAGAAAGGCTTCACGGCTTTTTATAGAGCCTCCCCAAACGTCAAGTCTGCGGCCTTCAACGTCAACGGCGAGCGCGTGCTGGACCTCCTGGCGCACGGCAAGCAGACCGTCGTTCCGCCGACGCTTCATCCCGACACGGGCCGCCCTTACGAGTGGCTGACCGACGACACGCTCGAAACCGTGCACCCGCGCGATTTGCCGGAGCTGCCCGACGACATCGCCGAGCGCATTGCCGCGGCGCTCGAACCGTTCGGCTACACGCCGATGCACACGGCAAGGCCGGCGGGTGACGGCACGTATGGCAACAGCATCTGGCGCGACCTCAACACGCTGGCGCTATCCCGGCTGGACGATTGGGTTCCGCACCTGAACCTTCCAAAGCTCAAGCGTAAGCCGCGTGGCGGCTACGTCGCCGTAGCGCACTGGCGCCCGTCTAACACCGGCCGCCCCACGCACGATAGGAGCCCTAACCTCAAGATCACGCAAGACGGCATCAAGGACTTTCACGACGGCGACCGGGGCTACACGCCGCTGGACCTTGTCATGGCGGACATGGGCTGCGCGCTTGAGTTCGCGGACGGATGGCTGCGCGATCGGCTGGGCTACAAGGAGCCTGCCCTGTACGGACTGGAGCCGTGGTTTCCCAAGCGCGCCGAGGCGGTGGCTGATAATGACGATGCGCCTGTGGCCGCGCCCGTAGCAGCCGACACCGTCGCAGCCCCACGCGGCAAGGTCGATCCATTCATCCCAGCTGGCGCGGGCGGATTGATTGAGGCCGTCGCGAACTGGACGCTGGAATACGGGCGCCGGCCGGTTCCAGAGTTCGCCATGATGACGGCACTGGCGTTCGCAGCCGGCCTGTACGGGCGCCGGTTCGTCGGCCCCACGGGCGTCGGCCTGAACGTCTACCTTGTCGGGCTGGGGAACTCTGCGCTCGGCAAGGGGCACCCGCTCAAGGCGCTGCGCACGCTCGCGAACGATTGCGGCTTGCTGCAGTTGGTAGCGGCCGGCGTGCCCACATCGGACAGTGCCGTGGAACGCATCTTGCGCAAGCTGCCGTCCACGGTGATGCCGCTCGACGAGTTCGGGCTACTCCTGCAGTCCGTCAACGGCAAGGGCGCTGCGTCGTGGTCCCAGACCGTTCGGCGGGCTTTGCTGGAATTGTATTCGTTGAGTACGGACATGTGGATGGGCAAGCAGTTCAGCGACCCTAAGCGGCCGGATCCGACGCCGCTGCACTGCCCTACTTTGACCCTGATGTCAGTCACCACGCCGACTACGTTCTACGACGGGCTGACCGAGGCCAACCTAAGCGACGGCTTCCTCAACCGCATGACCGTCATTCACGCAACGGAAATGCCGGAGCGCCAGCGGGCTCCTGCCATCATGGTTGCGCCGCGGTCGCTTATTGACGCGGTTAAGGCTGCGGAAAAAGACGCGCAGCCGATTGGGTTCGCCGGCGCTGCGTATCGCGACCCGAATCAGCGCCCTGCCATGGCGGAGGTGAGATGGGAGTCCGAAGCCGTCGAGCGTAGGTGGCTGGAAATCGAAGACTGGCAGATTGCGCAAATCGAGGAGCGCCAGGGCCATGAAGGCGTCGTCGGACGTGCGGCGGAACAGACGCAGAAATTCGCAACGCTGCGGGCTCTGTCGCGGGATGGAAAGGCGGCGCGCGTTACCTTGGATGACGTCGAATGGGCTTGGTCGCTGGTGTCACGGTCCTTGGACTGCCTGGACAAGGGCGTGCAGGACTTCATGTCGTCGTCGGAATTCGAGAGCTTGACGAAGGCGATCATGGCGGCGCTGCGACGCACGCGCGACGGCACGCTGGCCAGGTCCACACTCCTGCGCGCCAAGGGCGTTTCCAAGCACGACGACCGGATGGTGACTGGGGCGCTGGACCGGCTGGTCAACACGGGCGAGATCACCCGCACGCAAACGCAGGTGAAGCTCGCTGCGGCGGCCTAACCACAGGTTGTCAACCTTCGCTTTTAATGGTTGACAACCAATGGCGTTCGCGCCTATAACGGCTGCACACAAAGGGAGTGCAGCCGTGATGACGAAGGAAGCGAAGCAGCAGACGCCAGCCGAGTCCGAGGCGCTGCGTTTGGGTTGGAAACAGCGTCCGGACGGCTCTTGGAGCAAGGGGCGCGGCAGCAACTTCAAACGCAAGCGGACTGCCGAGGACGCTGTTGCCTACGAGCGCGCTGCACTGGCGAAAGCGGTGCAGCCATGACCCCGCAGCAGCGCCCCCGCCCCTACATCCCACCACCCACGCCGGAGCCCGTCTGGATTGTTGATCGCGTCGGCGACGTGTTCGCTTTGGTTGTGATTTCGCTACTCGTGCCGCTCGTTGGCATCGCTACGACATGGGAGGTTTGGGGGTGATGGAATTAGTAGCAACCCAACAAGGCGTGCTCGCAGTTGCCGCCTTCAGCTTTCTCGGTGGTAGCGCTGCGGTGTTCGTGGCGCAGGCCCTAGGGCGGGTTTGGGACCGCTGGAACGCGCCGGACCCTTTCGACGATCCCCGCAACTGGCATTAGTGGAGCGGCGCAGATGACCATGACTGAAGCAACCCCGGCGCCGAGAGCGTGGATGTATGAGCACGACGGCATGGTGCACGACGAGGCGCATCCTACGTGTTTGACAACCAAGCGCTGGGAGAAGTGCGAAGAGCCTTGGACCGAAACGCCCCTCGTTGCCGCCCTTGCAGCCGCGCCCGCCCCGCCCATGAGCGAGGTGCAGGTCAAGCCGCTGGAGTGGGAGATGTTCTGGAAGCAGGACGAGGAACATCGCGAGATCGCAAATCCGCCCATTGGCGACAGCTATCATGTCTCAGCGAGAGGCTGGTGGTTCGGGCTGGATGTTCTGAATAAGTGCGATGGCATCGAAGCCGCCAAAGCCGCCGCACAGGCCGACTACGAAGCCCGCATCCGGTCCGCGCTCTTCGCCGCCCCACAGCCCGCAGCAGAGGCGGGCGCGCAGAGCGTGCGGGAGGATGATGTGCCGTCTATCTCAGTACTCATCGAGCAAATCGGCAAAGCACAGTGCCACCATGCTCTGCCCGTCGAAGTCCGGGAACTGCTGAACAATTGCATGTGGACGTTCGTCTATCAGCAGAGCTCCGTCCTCTCCAGCCCCGCCCCACAGCCCGCGGCGAGTGAGCCAGCACGGGTCTCAGTCGAGGCAGTAACGGTCAAGCCGGAAAAGACACTCGAGTTCGGCCACGGCAAGTTCGTGATTGATAACGGCACGCACTACGGCAAGCCAGCTGTATTCGTCGCGCCGGCCCAAGAGCCGGGCAAGGTCAACACGTCCGCCGCTCGTGAGAACCAACCGCTAGACCGCTTCGTCGAAGGTGAAATGGTCTTGACGTTTCCGACTGAAGAACAGGCGCTCTATGTGCTGGACGCCCTATTCAATCGGCCGCGCGGCTCTGGTTTTCAGGAGGTTGAGCAAAGCGACATCGGAGAACAATCATGACAAGTAAGGGCATCCCGAACGACGCCAACAAAAAGGTTCAGCCCGCAGCGAGTGAGCCGGAGCCGGTGGTTGGGTTGGCGACGACACGGCAGGCTGGCGGCACCCTTCGCAAGCACATGGCAAAATCGGTTCTGGAGGCGGCGGCGATCGTCTGCACCCGGGCCGAGGTCGGCGCCATCATCGATCTCTTGGAGGGAGAGCTTGCGATGCGGCTCAACGCCGAAAGCCTCGCGCGGGCATTGCAGTCTGAGGTGGAGCATC